ATGCATGGAAGGCAAGACGATGATACGGATTTCGTGCTATTTAATCTGGAGAAAGACGTTAATTTCATTGAACCGTGGCAAGTTACAGAGAATTCAGGAAAGACATTGGCGTTTCATACTACATGTGGATCATATATAGCGATTCACATTATGAGGGATGCAGACAAGGCGTATAAACCGTATGGTTTTGAGTCTTATGATCGTTCAACCCTGGTCAACAAAAGTAAAGTAAAGTCTACAGAACCAACAAAAACGGGAACCGTGGTCCATTTTTCCGACGGAAATCGTGTCCATGTGCGGAAAAAGTTCAAGAAATGACACTGTCAAGTAGGGTTAAACCCCATTTAAGGTGTGTTTTAAATTTCGATTCGACAGCATCTGACATGTAAGGTCTGGTATATTTATAACAACCAGTTGGTGGAGCACAGATAATTGCAACACTCTGTATCTGTGAGTAACATTTATATGTTACTTTTACCCGAGAGTAGCAAGAAAGCTACTCTGCTACCGCCATCCCCACTTCCAAAGATCATCAACACTGCAATCAAGATGATAAGCAAGTAAAGCTGCGCGTTGAATCGTGATATTGTTTGCTCTCAGGTTTACGATATCCGATATGCGTTGCTTGGGTAAATTCATCTTGTCTGCAAGCCACTGCTGATTCTTGCCAATGCGATCAAGGAGTTCAGGGATACGACAGCGGACGGGTACATACTCCATCACACTGCCACCTTATTAAATTTTTTTACCCAGAAATACGAACATACGTTCAGAAACTAGTTTTATGTGGTAAGATTACAATACAAATACACGGCTGCAGAAAACACAAAAGGGGTTGTACATATGGACGAGCAGTTGTTAAAGTCGGCACAAGTCATCATTACCGAAAAAAATCTATCTGTTTCAGAACAGTACATTGTTAATCGTTTTTCTGAGTTGCTTTCTTCATCATTGCAAGATTTTTTATCAGATCACGTACAGCCGACTCAACAACAGGATCATCGCGTAGATCGACCTTGAATTCCGCTTCCGCTTCTCTTATTACATTTAAAATAACTTCCTCTGGGAGAGCATAACTGCTCTCTTTTAATTCTTTCTCATTCTTTCCGGTTGTAAGCCAATCCATTGAAACGTCGAAATATTCCGCTATTCTAGCAGTCATCTCATGCTTTGGCTCTCTTTTGTTCGTCTCATACATACCTAATGTAGATTTGCCTATTTTGAATATTTTTGCGAGTTCATCTTGAGATAATCCTTTTTTGTTGCGTAAGTAAGAGAGACGTTCGCCAAATGACTTCAAAATACCCACCTCCAATTGCTTATTATATATCACATTTCGTGAACATTATAATCATGATCACAAAAAGTGAATAAAAAGTGTTGACAATCACATTTCGTGACTGTATTATAAGGTCATAACCCGGTCACACTTCGTGACTTGAAAGGAGTAACACATGAAAAACAAAACAATGGAACAACTTCGCGGTGATAAATCTCAACGAGATATGGCTAAGGAAATAGGCATTCCATACAGCACATATGCAATGATTGAGAACGGTCACAGATTCCCACGCCGAGATCTACAATTGAAACTCTCAAGACATTTTAAAATGACAGTCGACGAGCTTTTTTTTGCCCTGAATGATCGCGCTTCGTGATCGAATTAAACAAATTGAAAAGGAGCGAGTGAACATGACCCAATTAAACATTGTGAACAACCAAGGTAAATTGCTGGCAGACAGTCGTGACATTGCAACCATGATCGGAAAACAACACAAGCATTTACTCAGAGATATTGATGGTTATATGAGTGTTCTCATTGAGTCCAACTTTGGGCCGAATGATTTTTTCATCGAAACAACCTATAAAGACTCAATTGGAAGAACACTCAAACGGTACGACATAACCAAACTCGGCTGTGACATGGTCGCCAACAAAATGACTGGACAGAAAGGCGTACTCTTCACAGCCACTTACGTATCCCGGTTCGCTGAAATGGAACGAAAGATGGCAATGCCGAATCTCCCACAAAACTACAAAGAAGCATTGGTTGCACTGGTGGATCAAGTCGACAAGAACGAAAAACTTCACACTGAAAACCTAATGCTCGAACAACGTGTGAGAGAGTATGAGCCCAAGATGACTTACTTGGACCAAATCTTACAAAGTAAAGATACGGTGACAGTGACGCAGATCGCTAAGGATTACGGATTGTCTGGGACAGCGCTGAACCAAATCCTCCATGAAGAAAAGGTGCAGTACAAACAAAATGATCAATGGTTGCTGTACTCCAAGCATCAAGATAAAGGGTATACCAAGTCTCGAACGATCGACATTCATCACAATAGCGGCGAACGTTCGGTACGCATGAACACTAGATGGACACAGCCAGGAAGACTGTTCATACATGGAATACTCAGCAAGCGCGGAATCATTCCATTCATGGATCGGGAAAACCCTGGAGCATAAGTAAACACAACATGCAGATATGTATGTAAGGACAAGCCCTATATATTGTACACAAAATATCGGAAGGTGGCGACAGTATGAACGGATACAATCCTGGCATGTCAGACAAAGCTTGGCGGAAGGTGCATGAGATGGCCATCCTGCTGAACCGGAAGTACTGGAAAGAGATCCAAGCAGAACGCGAAAAGGAGCTGAAGAAGAATGCCTAAACTGCGTGTAGTAGAAAACCCGATAACCCGAGCGATCCCATTCAAACGCCCAACGCCACCGACCCCGGTGGGACTGAGATGCGGATGCGGAAAGCCAGCAGAGTTCGAAGTGTACGAGAATCAGCAGCCACATTGCCGCAACTGTGCATATGAAGCGATCGACAGCATGACGTTTGTGGTAGTGCGCCGGATCGGAGGGTATGACGATGCCAGCTGAGCTAACAGAATTCAGAGTGGTTACCGCAGCGGGGCGGATATTTGGATGGAGCGCATTTGATTACGAGGACTTGTTTCGCAGCATGCAAGCCCGTGGACACACTCCAGTGTACGCCAAGCCGTTAAGCGAGTATGAAGCCGAGATAGCGAACCGCGAAGAACAGGAACGACTACATCATGAGTTGCAACAGGCAATTGAGGAGGAACGAAAGACAGCGTGAAACAACAGACATTCAAGAGTGTGGACGACATCCTACGGCATTACGGGTGGGAGGCTCCTATTAATGTAGTGGAGGTGAGAAAGGATGAAAGTTCCGCCGACAGATCGAAATCACTTCCGGAATCTAGCGAAGATTGCAAGCGAGAGAGGGACACTGACGGAGACGTTGAAACGGGTGTACCTGATGAACTACGTCAAAGCCGTTAAACGAGAAAAGGCCGCCGTAGCAGCGGCAGCCTTGGAAAGTCAGATAAGAAATTACATTTGACAATATTATAGCAAATGGAGAGGTGAATATCAATGATCAAGAGATATAAATACGTTCCAAAGCATAGAGAAGATGAGCATTACTTGGATCAGTACGGTCAACCTGTTCAAAGTTTCATGAAGGCGATCAAATTTTATACGAACGATGATGACTACGCCGAATGGCTGTTGGGTAGATACGGCCCTGCAAATCCTCAAAATTACTTTCCTTCTCCAATAGAGATCACATACAAAGAATTGGAGGTTGATACAGATGCTAATTCGTAAAGCGCAACGGAAGGTAACAAAGGCACGCATTGGCATGACAGGTCCAAGCGGTTCGGGTAAGACACTAAGTGCGCTACTCATGGCATTCGGTATGACAGGTGACTGGGAGAAGATTGGATTGGTGGACACAGAGAACCGGAGTGCTGATCTTTACGCTGAGACGATGAAGGCAGGTGTTCATATACCTGAGTTCCCGAAGATCGATCTGGACCCACCATACACCACGGAAAAGTACATTGAAGCCATCAAAGCCTTCGAGGACTATGGGGTGGATGTCATCATCATCGATTCATTGTCACATGCATGGGCTGGTGAAGGTGGACTGCTGGAACAAAAAGATACGATGTCCAAGAGCAAAAACAGCTTTGCGGCATGGGGTGAGCTGACACCAAAACAGAACAAGATGGTCGAAGCGATCCTGAAATCTAAGTGCCACATCTTTGTGACGATGCGCTCCAAGACTGAATATGTGCTGGAAGCGAACGACAAGGGTAAGCAGGTGCCTAGGAAGATCGGTATGGCTCCGGTACAGCGTGATGGGTTGGAGTATGAGTTCACGTTGGTAATGGACTTGACCGCTGACCACATAGCAACCGTTTCTAAGGACCGTACAGGGTTGTTTGACGGACAATACTTCACGCCATCGGTTGATAGCGGAAAACAGCTTCTGGAGTGGTTGGAATCTGGTGAGAAATTGGTTAGTGAGGAAACCAAGGCAACGATCATGGAGAAATGGGCACAACTCGGATTTGAACCCGACTTAGTAGATGCACAAACACGGAAATTATTCGGTTCGCCGCTGGTGAACATCACTGATAAGCAGGGCAAGGAACTGATCGAAACGCTAAATGTAAAATTGCAGCCGGTAGAGACCGGAGAAGGAGCTTAACATGCTGAACCGCTCAATTCTAATCGGACGCCTGACACGCGATCCTGAACTACGATATACACCCGCTGGAGTAGCCGTGACCCAATTTACACTCGCGGTGGACAGACCATTTACCAGCAACGGCGAGAAGGAAGCCGACTTCATCCCAATTGTGACGTGGCGGCAGCTGGCTGAGACAAGCGCCAACTACCTGCGCAAGGGACGCTTGTGCGCCATCGAGGGCCGCATACAGGTACGGAACTACGAAAACAACGAGGGCAAGCGTGTATACGTGACTGAAGTGATCGCGGACAACGTGCGATTCCTAGAGCGCGGAGAGCAGCAGGAGAGCACGCAGAACAGAGATGAAGGCAAGCCAATCGATATCGCAGACGACGACCTTCCGTTCTAATGAGATACCAAGACACCCTATTCTACGACGACGGCAGCCTCATCACCCCAGTAACAGACGGACCATTCGGAGAGGAGATACAACATGGCACTGGCACGCAAGAAGAAACCCATACAAGAATGGCGCGAGAAGATACTTGCTCACCACAATCGAAAGCAGGTCGCTAAACCGAAGAGGAAGCGCAACACTGACCCGGATTACATGACCAAGCCAAAGGTTAGAGCGGCCGTGATAGAACGAGACGGAGGCAACTGGTGCGCCATTAGCGGCGTGCCAGGGCCGAACCTCCAGCTGCATCGAATCGTGTACGGATCACAGGGCGGAAAGTATGAAGTAGATAACTGCATTTTGTTGAGCAAAGCAATGCACGACATCGTACACAGTGACAAAAAGAAGTGGATGCCCATCTTACAGGACCATGTACGCTGCATGAAGCTTGGCATGCCGGAGAAGTCACCAATACAACGCATAACCCACCAATAAACCATCTAAGGGAGGATACACCCATATGAAAATACAGATCAAAGATAACCTGTACATCGAATCGGACAGCATGCAATTCATCATCAAAGAATACTCAGGCAAACAAACGGTAGGCGAAGGCGGCAAGGTAACAGAGAACTACAAAACCCACGGTTACTACCCGGACGTACAAAGCTGCTTGAACAAGATCGTGAAGATGAAGGTTATGGACAGCACGGCTACGACTCTCCCAGAGCTTCTGGAAGAGGTCAAAGGAATCAGGCAGTACATTGAATCGAAGGTGACAATATAACGCCAGAACAGGCGGTGAGTAGGGTAGGGGGCATCCCCAGGAAGGGAGTAACAATATGAAAGTAGCAATCATTTGTGAATTTTCCGGCGCAGTCCGGGATGCATTTATACAAGCAGGTCATGAAGCAATCAGTTTCGATATAACAGATACAGAGGTACCGGGTCCGCATGTCACTGGTGATGTGATGGCAATGCCAAAGGGTTACTGGGAACAATTTGATCTGGCGATTTGCCATCCACCGTGTACTCATCTGGCGGTTTCAGGTGCCCGTTGGTTCAAGGATAAACAGGTAGAGCAGGCAGAGGCGCTGGAGTTTGTCCGGTATCTATTGGACCTCCCAGTTGAAAGGATCGCCTTGGAGAATCCAATTAGCATCATCAGCAGTCGGATACGGAAGCCGGATCAAATCATACAGCCTTGGCAATATGGTCACGGAGAAACGAAAGCAACGTGTCTTTGGCTCAAGAATCTGCCGCTGTTACAGCCAACAAACATTGTTGAAGGTAGAGAGGCGAGGATACACAAAATGCCACCGGGACCCAACAGAGGACGTGAACGGAGCCGGACGTACAGCGGTATAGCGGATGCAATGGCGGATCAATGGGGCAAAGCGGCTGAACGATACGAACTACTCGTGTAGCACCCCATAACAGAGGAAGGGAATACCCTCCACACATAAAGGAGCGTAGACACAAATGGAATTGAAAGAGATTGTTTTGCGCAGAAGAACGGAAAAATCCATGTCACAACGACAGTTGGCTAAGTTAGTATCTGTAGATTTCACCATGATCAGTAAGATCGAAAACGGAGAGTATGTGCCGTCTGAGAATGTGATTGTTAAATTGGCACGAGCATTAGACGTGAATAGACATGATCTTATCCTATCTGCAAACAGGATACCTAGTGATTTTGCAATAGAAATAAAATCAAATCCAGATCTGCAAGACACACTGAAAAAATTAGTTGCGAGTTACCCAATTCCAAATATTTGAGAACATATCTGGGCTAGGCCCACCAAAGGAGAGATAACACACATGGATAAACAAACGATATTGGATGTATTGAACAATTTAGAGGTCGTTGACCAACAAGGCGGCGATGAGGCGTGGATGTTGGTAGATGTAACACCTGAAATGATTGAAGAATTAGATCATGTTGGAGTAGAAAAAGAGACTGTCTTGAAATACGGGGATGATGAGAGTGTCTGCATTCTGGCACTTGCGTTCGGTGAGAAATATGCAAACTTCTGGCACAAAGGTCAGTTGGTAAATTGGCCGCAGGAAGCGGTCGACCTGATTGAAGAAATGGAATCTGCATTACGATCTTGAGGATCGGAGGGGTACAGATGGAAAACGAGAGGATACATGAGTGTTCCGGCAGACCGAACACGTTAAATTTCATCCGATACAGTCCAGCGGAATATGAGTGGTTATTCTGCACGGGAGCGGAAGAGGAAAGTGTAATTTACCATTGCCCATACTGCGGTGTGGAACTAGAAGAGGTTTGAGGCTACGGCCTCTAACCAAGGAGGGGTATACAGATGGCTACGATATCAAAAAGAGTTTGTGATAGGTGTAAAAATGAAATCATCAAGAAAAAAGGCTTAGAGGGATTACTCAAGATCAAAAGACAAACTATTTTATTCCGCGTCGTGTCGGGAGTTAATCATGTGCGCGAAATTGAATTATGCCATAAATGCACAGAGGCATTGGATGTATTCCTATCAGGGGAGGAAGAACAGTCATGAGTAAATGGACATATATGAACAACGATGGAAAACACATTATCAATAACGAGCGTGGAGTGCTTATTGCAATGGTATGTGATGAGGATATTGCTATAGACATTGTACATCGTCATCGAGAAAACGAACGACTGCATGATGAAAATCAATCGCTTCGCCGCTCTCTCACAAGAGAGGCGGTAAAGGATGCCAATTACAACGCTGAAATAGCGCGGCTCCGCAAGGAGCTTGAAGAGGCACAAATGGAATTGAACCTGACACAATCAGAAGTCCAATCTGTTGAAAGACTGGGTTTGAAGTATCAAAGCCGGATAAAGGAATTAAGCACTCCAAGACCACTTGAAGAGTGGCACGAGGATTACGGTGATGTGCTTTGGTGGGAATTGCACGTTGCTGAACCTCCATACTGCGGCAATCCATTGTGTTCAGATTGGCCGGGATATCATACACACTGGACTCCGATCGTTACTCCTAATTTCGGTCAGGAAGGAGAGGGGAACCAAGATGCAAATAGTTAGAGGCACTATGAAACGTACAGATTGGCGCTTTATCAAGCGTCTGGGTAAGGACGGTAAACTCTCACGTAAGACAAAGAAACGCCTGAAAACATCTGGCAGAGTGATGAGACAACAGTTGGATGAAATAATGCGAACACCTTACCCAGTGATCGAGATGGATTGGAGAAACTATTGAGGGTTGAGGTTTGGGCCTCTCCCTACTAAGGAGGATATAACACATGACACAAACAGCGTTGACCCGGGAGCAAGTGTTGGCGATGGAGCCGGGACAAGAGTTGGATGAACTAATCAATCTTCATTTTTTCAAAATTGATATGGTGGCGCACGTTCCATACTCCACTGAAATATCAGTAGCCTGGAAGTGGAAGAGTGGTTTGCAGGGACTGGGATAACAGGGCGATATGCTAAACGATTAAAAGAGGTCATACTCGCGGTCAAAGGCGAATGCTCAACTTTCGACATGGTGTATGCAACACCTGAACAACGTTGCAAAGCCGCGTTATTGGCTGTACTGGACTTATAACATAGGAGGGATAGACGTGGTACCACTATCAGAAAGTTTTAAACTGGAGCTTGACCGCTTAAACGAACAAATCGCTTATAAAAGCATCGTCAACGTGGCGTTACACATATTCCCGAAATCATTCATCAATCGGAACAACGAAATCATTCTGGAGCCACGGAATAACGTATATTTCCGCTTGGATGAAGTAGACACGGTTATGGACTTCAAATGCAAGATGTTCGCTTGGTTATCCCGACCGATTGCGAAAGGACTAAACAAGTATTGGTGGCCCCGTGTGCTGGCTTGCTTCAATGAATTGCTGGGTACCAACTTCACCAAAGACGAAATGTACTTGATATACGATCGGTTGGGAAATGACGTAAACCGGGCGCTGACTGTGAAATTCATTGAATCCAACTACGACATGGAGCTGCTGAAACGAGATTAAATCATTGGCCGAAGGCGTCCGATTCGACCGAAATACTAAGCGAAGCGAGGCCGGATAAGGTCTGGTCTCCCCAAATAGGAGGATATACAAGATGAATAACAAATATCGCGGCAAGCACATTGAAACAGGAGAGTGGGTATACGGGTACTTGATCGGGAATGGCGCTATCGTTGGAAATATCACGGACTGGGATGATGACTATTTCTGCACCGAGTACTGGTATAAGGTAGACCCTAAAACAGTAGGCCAATATACCGAACTCCAGGACAGCAAAGGAAATGTCATCTATGACGGCGACATTTACAGAGTAAACAAGCTCACTTTTGAGAGCAGCGGCCCGTTACCTGAAAACCTCAATGTTAAGTTTTACGGCGGCATGTTCCAACTATTCAGAAATAACGAACCGTTAATGGGTCTTCACCTAGGTTATATTGCAAACGGAGAAGTCATAGGAAACATTTACGAAAACCCTGAGCTGTTGGCTCCCAAGGAAGGAGCGGAACAATGAAACAGATTAAGGTGGTTTGTGTTCAGCCATTCCGAGTATTCAATCAATCAAATGAATTGATAGGGGAAGTAAACTATTCCGAGGAACTTGTGGCGAATCTTTATGAGGGATCGGAAGAATATTTTGCAGCGGATGTTAACGGTAGAAAGGTATACGTCGGGTGCTTGGATATGAACGGCGAACTTGAGTTGGAAGATTGTTTCGAATTGGTTGAGGAAGGAGCGGATAAGCAATGATAGAGCGGCGTAAATACGAGCCGACAGACCGGAGTATCCCGAGTCATGTACCACACCTTATAACAGACGGCAGCAACACATGGATTGGCTATCACGGTAAAGTTGTTAACCGTTCAGAATACAGATGGTACGACGATGAGAATGATTCGATGTGTTTACCCATATCACATTGGGCACCTATCAACCTACCAGAAAGAGAGAGTGAATAATATGTGGGACCATTCATACGAGCACGGAGAACACGATCCGCGTGAAGACGACATGCAGTTTGGTGTGAAAATGGAAGACATCATGGAAGAACGTGAAGAAGATGAACGAGAAGAGTAGTATCAACCTACCTGGGGAGGAAGAAGCATGAGAGAGATCAAATTTCGGATGTGGGACGCAGAAAATGAGCAAATGATTGACGGTGACTCGTTGGCATTTGAAGAGTACGCACCAATTAGTCACCTACTGAGCCAAGAGGGCATCATGCAGTACACCGGACTAAAGGACAAGAATGGAAAAGAGATATATGAGGGAGACATCCTTTATGACGCTGTTAAAAGTATCGAATCCTATTCAGAAGTGAAATGGGAACTGGAAATGGGTAGGTTTGAAGCATGGGGTAGAAACTTATGGGTTCGATCCAGCAGAACAGAAGTCATCGGCAACATTTGGGAACACCCACACTTACTAGAGGGTAGGGATGAAGCGTGAGCCCTCATGAGATCGAAGTCGGGAAGACGTATCACAACGGAAAAGGCAAGGCGCGAAAAGTGATACTGATCGGCAATCATTACAAAGGCGATGCGGATCTATACTACCAACCAGCGTATTCAAGCATTTGGCTTCCCATGACACTCAAAGGATTTGCTAAATGGGCAAAGGGAGAGGGTAGGGAGTCTATACCCAAGGAGGATACACCAAGTGACAGCTAACAACGAATTGAAGACATGGGAATTGGCAGTATGGGTAGCTGAACTGGAGAGGGCGACAACGGATTTGGAACATGCAGAAAAGTTCGATGATCGTGGCTCAATGGCTCATAACAAGGAACAGATCAGGTGGGCAAAGATCAAGATAGCGGAGATAGAGGACTTCTTGGATATACAAAAAGGAGCTTAGGTGGTGGCCTTATGGACGGATGGTTTAGAGTCCATCGAAACATAACAGATAGCGCAATATTCTCTGATCCCGATCTGCTACGTCTATGGATCTACTGTCAGTCCAGGGCTGCTTTCAAAGAGATGACTATCATGATTGAAAAGCAGGAAGTGAACCTTCAACCTGGACAGTTTGCAACAGGTAGATTTTCACTACATCAGGATTACAACGCAGGGGTTGCGCCGCGAAAAAGAATCAAAGATACAACGCTGTGGAGCTGGATGAAACGATTAGAAAAGATGCGGATTCTTGACATCAAATCACACAACAAATATAGCGTAGTGACGGTGGTTAACTGGGTTTCGGAACAAGAGACTTTGACAACAGAACCACAACAGAATGACAACAAACTGACAACAGAACCACAGCAGACTGACACAAAGAAGAATGTAAAGAATTTAAGAACTATATCTACTACATCTACTACTGAACCGCTTCAGGATGTTTGGCAAAGATTAACTAACAAATTCGTAATGCCCTCCAATCTGCTGGATTACTTCAGCAAGCTGAGAGCAAACGGTTATGACGAGTCCTTTTGTACGGAATTGCTTCAAGAGGCATTTGAGTCAGCGAATAACGGTAGCGTCAACATGAGGTACTTGGAATCGATTAGCGATAGATGGATTGCAGATGGAGTAAGCAGCAGACAACAAGCAAAGGACAGGAGGGCCAACCATGCAGAGCATAAAGTCAGCACTCAAGGAATTCAACCTGGAGGAAATCCGCCAGAGAGCAAATTCGCTTTCCTCAACCAACGCCGCAGACGCAGCGGAAGTTAAGCAGTTCCGGTGCAAGGATTGCAAGGACGAGCTGGGATGGATTAAACGGGTACCACTCAGTGACAAACCATTTGACTACATGGACAAGTGGGAGGATTGCCCTTGTGCAAAAGACCGTGCAATCGAACGGTTGATGAAGTCGAGCCACATCACAGAGAAGTTCCGGCAGAAGACGCTGAACAACTTTAACACGGATGGTCGTCCTGAACTGGTGAAAGAGGCTTACCAAGCTGCAGTCGAATACGTGGAGTCTTACAAAACAATTAAGAAAACGCCACAGAACAGTATGGCATTACTCGGTAAGTCAGGAGCAGGGAAGACACATGTACTCATGGGAGTGAGTAACAACCTGTTAAAAAAGGGTGTTGGGGTCCTCTACTTTCCCTACATCGAAGGATTTTCGGAGCTAAAAGACAACATGGACACGGTGGGGACGCGGCTCCAACAACTAAAACAGGTCGAGGTACTGTTCATCGACGACTTGTTCAAGGGCGGGAAGAAGGACAAGCATACTGGAATCAAGATGCCAAGTGATTGGGAAGTGGAGAAGATGATCGAGGTTATCAACCACAGATACTTGGAACAGAAGCCGACACTGATCAGCTCAGAGAGGGACATTGCAGACCTGTGTGACATCGACGAGGCGCTGGGCGGACGGATCCACGAGATGTGCAAGGACTACATGGTCATCATCACAGGCGGATTGGAAATGAATTATAGATTGCAGTAGGGAGATGATCAGGTGAAACAGCCAATCGACGACTATGACCTGATGGACCAAGACTGGGAAGAATTTATGCGCAGGGGCCGCGAGGCCTTTGCAGACGACACTGAGGAGGAAGCGGCATGAGAAAGAAATGGTATAGAGCAGGCGGACAGAACCCGGAGCAGAAACAGCCGAAGAAGCCGAAGTCCGATCGAGAGAACAAAAATTATGTAAGCATTCGGAGATCAGAACCCGGAGCAGACCGGTTGATGGAAAGCCTGGACGTACCACTTACACCAGAACAGTCTAGTCGCATCGTGGAGCTGGCGGACTACGGCTGGTTGCGGTCAGACATCGCCAAAGAGGTCGGCGTACCCAAGACACGGGTTAACCATGAGTTGATTGTAAAACGGAGAGGAGGTGGTGCAGCTTGATTGAGTTTACCGTGGACATCGCTCCCATGGGTGCGGTCCGCATGACACAGAGAAGCAAATGGACTAGTGAAACAGCGCAACGATACCTCAGCTACAAGAAGTTCATCGGCACTATGGCAAAGGCATATTGCTCAGAGCCGCTCAGACGTGCCATACAGGCCGAGATACACTTTTACCATCCAATTCCCGCAAGTTGGTCGAAAAAGCGTCAGGAGGCCGCTAGAGTTGGTCAGACGATGCCTGTAGTAAAGCCTGATCTTGATAATTGCGTAAAAGGTGTTTTCGATGCTCTAAACAAGATTGCCTGGAACGATGACAATCAAGTCGTTTCGCTGGTGACACACAAACATTATTCGGACAAGCCAAGAATCGTCATCAAACTGAGAGAGGTAGTGGCGGCATGATTGGACGATACGTACACGTGGGAGACGGGTGGGTGCTTCTGGACGAATCTGGGGCGTGTAGAGGGCGGTTACTAGAGTTGGATAGACAAATACTAGGATCAGCACAAAAACGTCTCTATGAGCCGACAGGGTGGTTTAAATTGGATGGGTGGAAAGTCGACAAAAGGGAAGCAAGATCAGAAATTGCATGAACGAAAAAGTCAAATATGACATGTTGCAGATAAACCACAAAATATTGTGTAAAACGGCGAAAAAAGTACTTTATAACCACAATATGTGCTATAATAAGATATGTCATTATTACTATCGGAAAACGGGGTGTATGTAGGTGGAAAAGCAAGAACGTATTGAACAATTGCGGTATGAGTTGAGCATTGAAAAACAACGTGGAGCCATGGCAGATGCGGGTAAGATCGTAGATATCGAGGAAGAAATTGCATACTTGGAGCAGCAAAACGTAGAAGAGTCTCAACAAGAGGTCGCCTACATCATGGACAACATGGATTTGGACGGCGTGACCATGCGTGACATGTTTAAAAACGACACACCAGAATCAGCAGAATCGTCATATCAAGTGGTCCGTATCGTGGTGCAGAATACATTGTTAGAGCGTGACGAACACTGGATGGTCCAGATCAAAGAATTACAGGAACGTCTTGCAACAGAAACAGCAGCGAAAGATGCAGCACTGGCAAAAGCGGATGAAGCTGGAGAAGCGAATGCCAAATTGGTGACAGAATTGCGAGATGTACGAGCTGAATTGCTTGACGTGGAAAGTAAACGTGATGCCGCTGTTGCTCAACTGGAAGAAGTTAAGGCCGAGGTTAAGCAGAAAGAAAGTCACATCGATGATCTTCGCCAACAAATTGCGGTGGGTGCGGTACAAGCGACTAAAGTCATTGATGTCGGGGATGCCATGACAGCATGGAAAGAGCAGAAGAAACGTGAGGAAGAAGCTAAGCCGGCTATCTACGATGTCGAATGGGCAGACGACAAGCGTTCCACATACACGGCGAAACTGGCCGCAACAGACGAAGTGATCACCTTCAACTACCTCGAAAAAGGGAAGTATCGGGAGGTGAGCGCCGAAGAGGCGCCGCAATTTCGAATCAACACCCAAGAATCAGAACATCGTGATGAGGATCATGCACAGCCTGCAGCAGACTTGGAAGAGGGCGACCAATTAGCGCCTCCCACCTGGGGATACCCAGAAGAAGCCACGCAGGAAAGCGCAGGACACGAGTTGGCTCAAGGAAACGTGGCAGGAAGTACTGATCCGGAGACAGAGGGGCCTCCAACGCGAGCAGAATTTGAGGAACTCAAAAGACGCGTGAGTGCACTGGAATTGCCGCAATCTGAAGTAGCATGATTTACCACAGAAAAGCAGAAACCGTGAGGGCGATCCGTTTAACGGATTACTCTCCGGCTTTAATTGCACGTATACAAGAGTTTACAGGCGGTCTGGTACAAAAGGGCCGAGTGATGCAGAAAGTACAACAGCCATACCTTAGCGTTGTTGTAGAGAAGAATTACTTCAAGGTGCTGGAAGGCAGTTGGATCGTACACTCCCCTGAAAAGGGATGGAGAGTATACCGGCATCATGAATTTATCCAAGAGTATGAGGAGGGAGAACATGGACAACAATCAGGTGATCAAGCTGTTGACGGATTATAGATCATACAAGTTTGCATTGAACAACCTTGGTGGCATGGCGGTAGACAGTGAGATGCAATGGATGTTCAAGATGGGCATATACGATGAACGAGTCAGATCACGCCTGAGCAACCAAGACAGGACGAGTGATCAGGGTCGCTACTCTCGTATTGTCACATTGCTGGAATCGGCTGTAGACTTTGTATTGAGCGACGATCAGAAGACGATCATCCAGCTCAAGTATATGGAACGGAATAAGATGAACCTGAGTGAGATTGCAGACAGACTGCATAAGGACCGCAAGACGGTATCGACACAGCACAAGAAGGCACTCAACAGCCTGAGCAAAGCAATGGTGCCGCTCAAGCAGGATTACATGGAGATCACCAACCTTGATCACATGTTCGACCCGGAGTGGGTATACAAGGAACCAGCGTGATTCCCCATTTTTTACCCACGAATTACGCATTATTTCCCACAAATTCCCCATCGGAAGTGCTAAACTAATATCATAAGGAACATCTGATAAGCGCCGATAGCTGTATGCGCAGTCGTCGTTTACAACGTTCCTTCCTTGCATGCCAAAACTGAATGCGGCCGTAACGCACGGGACTAGCTCCCCGCACGATTGAGTGCAACATTACGGATAGAGAGTAACGGTTAAGCGCCGTTGCTCTTTTTGTTTTTGCCGAAGGCCATCGAGTCCGACCGAATCACCTAGCGTCAGCGGGGGCCGTATAGGGGTAATCTTTAATGGATTTAAAGAAACTGCGAGAAGAGATGCTCTCAACAACAACTACACAGGAAAGAGTAGAGCAAATGGAAAAGACTCTGGCTATGCTGGATGACTTCGGCAAGAAGAACTTTCCAGTAGGGTTGGGTCATTAAGAGGAGGGATAACAAGAGACATGGATAAAGAAAAAGTTGTATCGATGTGCCAGAGCCAGATGCAAGATATCGCAACAAGGCTGGGTAAGAACATTTCATACGAAGCCAAGGCAACGCTTATTCAAGCAAGATCAACAGCGTTATTGGCACTGGCTATTGCTACACAGGATAGTAAGGAGGGATAACACATAGTGGATATGGATAGACAACGATTCGACGAGCTGATAGCACAGTCCAGGTACCAAGCAATTCATCTGGTGGACAGAATAGAACAATTAGCGTCCAAGGGTGATATGGAAGAGAGAGTGCTAGAGAGCGTTAAGTATCAATTGGTAGATGAGCTAATGCGGTCGGATAAAATCAAATTGCAACAAACGCATCATGGAGAAGAGAGTGGAGGAGTACTGGAGTACAAAGCTGAGTTCTTTGTGTTCAGCCACGATGAGTTAAAAGTGTTGTTAGAGATGGCAAGACGATTGTAGAGAGGAAGGTGATACGCATGGCATTGACGGCTAAACAAACCAAGTTTATCGACGAATATATGATCGACCTCAATGCCACGCAAGCTGCTATCCGAGCGGGGTACAGTGCCAACACAGCCTCTGAGACCGGGTATGAGAACCTCAGGAAACCTCAGATTGCCGCTGAGATCGAGAAAAGGCAGCAGAAACACGCTGAGGAGACCGGTATGACCGTTGAATGGGTCTTACAGCAATACAAGGACATAATCCTTAATACGAAGGACGAAGACCCTGCTGTGGCTCGTAGTGCGTTAGATAGCGTGGGCAAACATTTGGGTATGTTCAAGGATCGGACAGAGATTGATCTGAAGGTGAGCAAGAAGCTGGAGGAATTCTTCTCATGACCAAGACCAAGCAGATGACATGCCGGGATATCATAGCCAGACGTAAAGAGTTGTGGGCCGAGGGTAGAGACATTGAGCGTGACAACCAATTCGTTGCCGCATCTATAGAGTATATCGTTGATCCCAATAATGCTGCGGTGAGAAAGGAGATCCAACGATACCCTGAGTACCTCATCGAGATTTCCTTTGTCATCGTAGATAAGGACAAGCGGACTGTGCCATTCTTTCTCAACGAGGTGCAGATCAGCTTCCTGGACGACATCAACAAGGCAAAGGACGATTACCACGTGGGGTTGAGGTCACATCTCAAGTTTCTGGTGCTTAAAGGACGTCAGCAAGGGTTCACATCGTTCATCACCGCGTATCAGTTAGCCAATGCGATCATCGGAAAGAACTTCTCTGGGTTCACACTGGCAGACAGCGGCGACAACACCAACACGATATTCGAGGACAAGGCCAAGTACATCTACAACCAGTTACCTGATCCGTTACAACCGTCCATCAAGTACAACAACAGGCGTGAGTTCCACTTCGACAAACTGAATAGCCGCTGGCGTGTAAACACCGCTGGCAACAAAGAGGTTGGTCGGTCAAAAACGATCAACTTTTTTCATGGTTCAGAAGCAGCGTTCTGGGACAGCATCGACAGTATCATGACGGGTCTGGGTGAAGCACTCACCAAGGACAGCATTCAGATACTGGAGACCACAGCCAACGGGCTCAACGAGTTCAAAGACCTGTGGGATGGAGCAGAGAAAGGCACAAACAACTGGGACCCGAAGTTCTATCAGTGGTGGCTGACACCTGAGTATGTGCTCAAGTTCGAGGACAAGGAGCGTGAGCAACAGTTCAAACGTGATGTGGCTGCTGGGGAGACAGAGTTTATGCAGAAGCTGAAACGATTGCTTGAGATCGATGGGCTACGGTGGGAGCAACTCTACTGGTACTACGGTAAGTACAAGGATCTACGCGAGAAGCTGGATCAGGAGTACCCGTGTAGCGCAGAGGAGTCATTCCTTGCATCCGGGCGACCACGCTTTGACGTCAACGTGCTGATGGAGTACCTGAAGCATTGTGTGCCGGGCACGATGGGACGCATAGAGCGATACGGTGACAAGGTTGTGTTCGTGAAGGATGAGAGTGGCAACCTTGAGGTGTGGAAGCGACCACAGCCGAACAAGCAATACTTCATCGGTGTGGACGTGGCGAAAGGTAAGGCAGACGGTGACTATAGTTGTGCTCCAGTATATGACGCTGACAAGAACCTTGTGGCGATGTGGCACGGGCATATTGATCCTGATGCGCTCGGTTCCCCAGTGCTGATTAACCTGGGTGACTGGTACAACGAGGCGTTGATTGCCATAGAAGAGAACAATCATGGTCTGACCACGATTAATGCGGTTAAGCAGACGTACAGCAACCTGTACAAGCGCACATCGTACGATAAAATCACAGACCAAGAGAAGCAGGAGATAGGCTGGTGGACATCCAACCGGACGAAGCCGCTGATCATAGACAACTTAGCTAGGTTGATCCGAGAGAAGATACTCGGGTGTAAGTCGGAGCGGATGATTAAAGAATGCATCAAATACGTAGTCGGTGAAGACGGAGACACCAATGCCGCAAGTGGCAACGATGATACCGTCATGGCATCGGCTATTATTTTGCTCGTTATGGACCCGTTCATCACAGAGTTGGCCGATGTTTTCGGCAACAAGGCATTAAAGCCTGACAGTGACAACTCATTTGTGTACCATGCAGACGGTTCAGCACAGCACATAAGTGAAATAGAAGATGAAGCACGGCGTCCAGGTAAGGGTGACGATGATGATGCTTCGTGGTTTAGGAGGATGGGATGGTGATCGTAAGTGGATCGATCCAAGCATCAGACATTGAAAAGGCAAAAGAACTACATGAAATGATGATTAAATACGGCTGGAGGTGTAGAGGTGACAGTGCTAATCAGCTTCATATGCATCACGTTGACTGCCAGTGTAGCCTATGCAGCCTTTGTATACGGTAGGCAGATTGGATACACCAAGCGTGATAACGAAGCGTTGAAGGATGACAAAAAGGCCATGCAGGACCACATTGAAACACTGACGCTGGAGTACATGCAGCTAGAGACACAGTACAAGCAGGAGCAGCACGACAAGGCGCGGCCCGTGAATCCAGGCAGCTGGGATCCGGCCCAACTGAATGCAAGGGGGTGAAATGAATGCCACAACAGAAGGTGAATGAAGTCGTTGACACCATGGACCAGCGTAACCAAGACACGACATCCAAGGTAGATCAGACGGATACAGAGACGACAGAAGCCATGCGGATACAGCAACTGTTCAATGGTGCGTGGTTAGCTAAGCAGAACATGCAGCTACACGAGAACTGGCGCAGGTTTGATGACTACGTTCACAGTAGACAGGGCGTGCAGGAGACTGCAGATGATCCCAACAGCAACACCAACATCATCAAACCTATCGTGGACAGCCAGATTGCTGACTTGGTAGACAAGCCGCAAGCAGTCAGCGCTAAAGGTGTGGAGTTGTCAGACGAACTGTACGCCATCCAGACACAGCACATGATGGACTTCATACTGGATCATAACAAGTTCAAACAGAAGCTTGAGCGTGCCGAACATGACCGTCTGGAACTGGGCACGAGCGTGTACAAAGTGTACTTCGATGAGGATGCACTGGGTGGACGAGGGCTTCCGACATATGAAGTGGTAGACCCAGCAAACTTCTTCCCAGATCCCAAGATTACAGCATATACCAGTCTGCAGGAGGCGGAGTTCATCATCCATGCAACGTGGAAGCCGCTGAGCTGGTTCAGACAGATGTTTCCGAAGCGTGGTAAGTATCTGCAACGACAAGTAAACGTATTGTATGACCCGAAGATATACCAAGGTGACAACTCCGATGAGTCTGATTACACCACATCCCAACGGGCTCTCTTGCTAGAGTTTTATACGCGAGATGATGAAGGTGAACTGTACTGCCTGAGCGTGGCGCAGGATATCATCTTGCAGGATACACGAGACGATGACGGTAAGCTACAGCGCCGGGACATGTATCCATTTGTGGTCATTCCATGCTATCCGCAGCGTGGTATTCTGTGGGGTCAGGGCGATGTGGAGTTGCTTATTCCAACACAGGACATCATCAACGATTTGGATGATCAGATCCGTATCAATGCAAGGCTGATGGGTAATCCGCAGATTGCATTCGGTATTGGTGCAGGACGTGGGTTCGATCCTCGTAAGTGGACATCAGCTGCCGGACTCAGAGTACCAATGCGTGATGTCAACGCCTTCCGGATTGTAGAGGGTAGGCCAGTGTCACCGGATGTAATCAACCGTAGGGAGAAAGCATTCCAAGAAGCCGATGTAATTAGTGGACGACCAGACGTAACCCGTGGGCAACAGCCTTCGGGCGTTACTGCGTTCCGGGCTATTGCAGCATTACAGCAGGCCGGACAAAAGGGTACGGTACACAAGAAAGAGATGCTGAAAGAAGGCTTCCGTCAGGTGCTGCAACTCCTGTATGACGAGATGATTGAAAAGTGGGAAGAGGAAATGTGGGTGCGGATCGAGGGGCAGATGCCGGACTACAAATTCTACGACCCACGTAAGCTGCGTGAGGTTGAACGCTTGATACCGAATGAGATGGCAGGAGCTGAGTTCCCAGATGAGCCAGAGCACAAGGTACTGGAGGATGAAGAAGGTAAGCCAATGAAGCGTGTGGCTGAATTTGATCTGTCTATTACCATTGGTGACGGGATGCCGAGTGATAAGGCGTTTGTGTTCGACATGATCACAGATCTGGCACGTATGAACATTGAGGGCAAGCCAGTCATCTTCTGGCGTGAGATTCGTGAGTACCTGCGTGAGGAAGTCGGATTGCCCCTGCGTGATGAAGAAGAAATGACGCAGGAACAACAGCAGATGCCTGGTATGGGCGGCGAGATGCCTCCGGGTATGGCTCCAGAAGGTATGATGCCACCACAGGGTGCACCAATGCCACCGCAGATGATTCCGGGCCCACCACAAGGACAACCGATGCCACAGGGACCACCTCAGGGATTACCGCAAGGTATACCGCCTGAACTACTCATGCAGTTGATGCAGCAGGCACAAGCACAACAGGCTCCGCAAGGTCAGCCTATGCCGCCAAATGTTATTCCAATGCAGGGAGGTGGTATGGGTGGCTAGAGAGATGACAGCAAGCGAACAAAAGGCATGGATGCACTTCTTGGAAGGTGATCCGATGTTCCGCAACTTCGTGGCAAGCCAGACACGTGCAGGGGATGAAGCGCACCAACGTATTGCATCACAGCCAATGTGCCCGAAGTGCGAACGTCCCGGGTTCCATGATGTGCATGGGATGGCTTGCAACAACTGCGGATACCGCGGAGTACCTGCAATGACTACACGACAGTACCTTAAAGAAGGGTGGTGGAAGTGATGGCTAAGGGTGAGATGAACGTTAACCAGAAGAAGCCGGAGGTTTGTGGTCCGGGTAGTGCCAAGTCAGTTGGTAAGATGTACGACACATCGTCTGGTAAAGGCATGCGTCAAACGTACAAAGAGACTGGTAAGCAAGGTAAGGGTGGAAAGTGATGAGCGCCACACGCAGAGTATCATTAAATAGTGATAACTCCCTTGGGTATGGTCATTTGTTACAGCATTGCGGCATGTTCCAGCAGGTACATATACATGAACTGGAAGATGGAGACATGTGGCACTGCGCACACTGTAATAAACCATTGATGGTAAGACATGATGATCGGTGGTATCGCATTACTGACGAGATCACCATATAACTACAGGCCGTTCCCAGTCGTGGGGCGGCCTTTTATATACCCACATTCGGTGGTGACGTACCGGGAATAGGCCGGGATCGGGCGATAGCTGGTTGATGCCGTCCAGCAAAAGGAGGAAACGATATGCCAACACTTGAGGATTACCGTAACAATTCGGGCGATTTTGCGGAGGAACCAGCCGCAGAGGTACATGACGCCGATGTGCCAGAACAGGACGACATCCCAGATCAATTGGATGAACCGGACTTTGATAACGATACACCCGATGGAGATGAACAGGAGTATGAGGACGACTACACGCCTGAACCAGACGTTGAAGACGATCCAGAACCTAAACTATCACCGAAGGAGAAAACAGCCTTTGAGAAGCGTATGGAGCGCGAGAGGCGCAAGCTTGAAGAGGAACTGACCCAACGCCTGGAACAACAGATGGAGGAAAAGTACTCCAAGCACAAAAGCGTCATTGAGAAACTGGGCGGCGATCCTGATCAGATCGTGCAACATCTGGAGAACCAGCGCATTCAGAACGAAGTGCAGACGCAAGCGCAACAACTTGCTTACAACAACGGTTGGGACGAAGAACAAACCCAATGGTACATCAACAATCAAATGCAGCAGCATCGCCAAGAACAACAGCAACAACAGTTACAAAGCGAATTGGCTGAGCTGCGCCTGTCCAATCAAATTAACGACCTGCGTGACAACCCGGATTATCCTGGCATCGTCGGTATGAAGAAAGAGATTGCGGACATGGTTACCAAGTCAAACGGGAGCTTAAACGTGTCACAGGCGTACTGGGCACTGGGTGGCGAACGCCGAGCCCAACAGATGAAGCGCGAAGCTGAACAACGCTCAGTAGCACAACGCCGTAACCGTGTGGTGGCGAAAGACACAGCTACTGCTGCAAGTACAGAGAAGGCAATCCCAGCTTCCGTCTTGGCTGAAGCTAAGAAGATGGGGATCAGTGAGAAAGAATATCGCGAACTGCTGGCCTTTGATTCGAACAATATCAACGATTACCGCGAGAAGAAGAAACGAAAATAGGAGGAATTATTCATGGCTATTACACCATATATCGTGCGCCGCTTGGGTGCAGGTAACAACAACCCGGACATTGAGTACTTCGATGTAGATGCGTCCCAAAACATCATCACTGGCAACTTTGTTGTGGTGGCAGCTGGACTGGCTCAGAATGCCGTAGCAGCAACCACAAACGAAATTGTTGGACTGGCTAATGGAGGATATCAAAACGGGGCAACCGCTACAACAGGCAAGCCACTGCCGGCTGTGTTGGCGAAGAACTCCGTGATCCGCATGAACTTCACGGACGCAGGTACCAAGAAGACGTTCACACGTGCTGATTTGTACGGTGCGTTGTATGGCCTGAGTGATGCGGTCACGCTTAACCCAGACGATACTACAGGCGGTTTCTTACAAGTGGTAGATTTCGATAACACAAATAAAACGGTTGATGTCGTGGTAGCAGCAGCGGCTCAATACCTCGTATAAGGAGTGAACTAACATGCCAGGACCAATTCAAACACAACAGTTCAGAGACGTATTCCTAAAGAAAATTGACAAGGTATTTTTCGAAGCCTATGACGAAGAGCCAGAACAATGGTCGAAGTACCTGAACGACAAGACATCCAACCAGTACGCTGAGGTTGTTCAACGTTACGCTGGTACAGGTCGATGGAAACCAAAGGCAGAGCTTGCTAACCCAGAGAAGACATCCTTCAAGCTGGCTGACCTGATCGTTACTGAGCATGAGCCGTGGTCTATCCAAGTTGAAATGTCCCGAGAAGCAAACGATGACTTTAAGTTCAACGAAGTCGAGAATATGACTCGTGACGCTGGACACGGTGCCCATGACACGGTTGAGGCTGAGTGCGCCAAGGTGCTGGACAACGCCTTCACTGAGAACACGTACGATGGTACACCGCTGATCTCCGATGCCCACGCTTACCGTGGTGCACAGGGCGGTATCTGGTCCAACAAGATTGAGGGTGCTCTGAGTGATTCTACACTCAAGGAAGGCATTATCTTGTTCCGTGAGCAGAAAGATGAGTCCGGCAAGCAAATCTCCCAACGTCCGAAGAAACTGATCGTCAACCAAGCGTTGCAGTTCCAAGCGGCCGCTATCGTGCAATCCGTTCTGCAATCTGGCACAGCGAACAATGATGTGAACACGATCCCGGATCTGCAGATCATCGACCTGCTGTACACCGAAAGCAAAACAGCGTGGTTCCTGCAAGCAGCACGCCACCAAATGCAGCATTACTGGAGAATTCCGGTGGAGTTCCGTCGCCGCAGCCAAATGACAGACAACATGGCTTGGATCTGGGATGGTTACTTCCGTCACTCCACAGCGATTGAGGATGTGCGCGGTATCGTCGGGTCGACAGGACAATAAGGAGGGATAGTATGCCAGACTTTAGAGGTACAAACGGTAACGAAGGGAATGGGATCGTCTATGCAGACGGATTCTCAACAGGTGACGGCTCGGTTCCTTTTCCGAGAACCGTTGCTTCAACCACGATTACGTTCAATCCACCATCACTGGCGACAGGCGCATTCGCTGTTTCGACCGCCATAACCGTTACTGGTGTGGCCTTGGGTGATTCCGTTGCGTTGTATCCGCCCTATGACACGGATGGTGTGATCTACCAAGCGACACCATCAGCAGCCAATGCGATCAAGATATCTTTAATCAACGCCAACACAGCAACAAAGGATCTGGCATCAGGCACGTGGGGCGTAGTCGTTACACGGAGGGGTTAACCCATGGAGAAGATTGAATGGGAAGTCGGAGGTCCGCAGTCATCGGGTAAGAAAGTGCAACACATCCCGACGCTGCGGAACAATCCCAACAGCTCTGACAAGGAAAAGGAGAGCGTTAGGCTATGGAATGTCATGGTCAACGCTCTCCGCGAAAACGGATTAATGAAGGAGAAGGGAGAGGAATAACCTCTCTCTTTTTTCTTTAGGAGGTACTATGGATCATTTTGACGGAGTTACACCAGAACAACGCTGGAAAAACGAATTGTTGCGTGAGATCAAGCGCTTGAACGCCAATACGGAACAACTATTGGAGCGAGATAAACAAGCGGAGGAAGATAAGCCTACGGACCAGCCGGAACAACTGGAGTTGATCCCTGAGCCGCAGCCAGAGAGGAAGGGGAAGGGTAATGGCACAAAGAGTGGATGACGTCCTCACGGGCGGTGTCACGGTGGTACCTGACGACGATGTAAACATTGTATTTCCGAGCGGTACAACGTGCAGTAAGGCAGTCTACGTGGATGGTACTGGCGATGTCGCTGCGGTTATGGCAGACGGTAGCGAGTTGTTATTCAATGATTTGGCTGTTGGCGTGTTCCATCGGTTGAGTGTAAAACGCATATTCAGCACAGGCACCACAGCAACGGGCATTAAAGTTTTGTATTAGGAGGTGCAAGCATGACAACAGTACCATCTATGGTGAGCCAACAGCTTGGCTTGCTGAGTTCCGGCGCTGATCCTGCAGATGTTCGGACAGGACAATCCTTTATTAAACCAGGAACCCTTGCGATCCAGTCTGGCACAATGACGGACAATGGCGACCTGGGCACGATTGTTCCTAAGGCAACAGACGTTCCAATTCCTGAGGGATATACCACAGGCGGTGTAGTTCAAGGTGACGCTGATTTAGTACCATCGAACATCAAGGCTGGTACGGATATATTCGGCGTAACTGGAACTGCTGTTTTAGCCTCAGGGAACGCAGTAAATGCCAACGTCTTGGCAGGGGTAACATACTCCAGTTCATCCGGTTTTGGAACCGGCACAATGCCGAATAACGGATCACTTGGTATTATTATCCCGGATACCACAACCAAAACGATCCCAGCAGGATACACCACGGGTGGTAGCGTCGCTGGTAGCATAAACTTGATACCAAGTAATATTAGAAGTGGAACCAGCATTTACGGCGTTACGGGAAGTGTGATCCAAGCTAGTGGCAGTGCTACAGCAGATAAGTTGTTGCTCGGCGAGACAGCATCAACAGCCGCAGGAACTATCACAGGCACAATGCCAAACAATGGATCGCTCGGAACAATAACGCCGGGCGCAACTAACAAGCCTATACCAGCAGGTTACACCACAGGCGGTTCTGTCGCGGGAAGTGGAAATCTGCAGGCTGGTAACATTCGATTGGGTGTCAACATATTCGGAGTTACTGGTGCTCTTGATCCTGGTACACAAACAGGAGGAACAGCAAACCCTGAGGATGTACTTGCAGGTGAAACATTCACGAACGATTCAGGTGTACAGACAGGAATCATGGTAAACAATGGCGCAGTCAATCTCACACCAAGCAACACCAGTCAGCCAATACCACAGGGATATCACAATGGTGGAGGACAGGTAAACCCAGTTACGTTTGACACTACTAAAGTACTCGCGGGAACAACCATTGCTGGTACAGCGGGGACTATGCCAAACAATGGCGATCTCGGCACGATAACACCGGGAATAGATACGCAAGCTATTCCATCTGGATACACATCAGGCGGCACGGTAGCTGGAGATATTGATCTAGTGCCGGAGAATATTAAGAATGGTGTAAATATATTTGGAGTAACAGGTACGCTAGAAAACATGACAATAAATGGACAAACAGAATTAAATATTGTTTATGGCGAAAACATATCAGCATATGATCCTGTTCGTTTGTCTTTAGGCGTAGTAACTGGCAACCAACCGACCAATCTGCCAGCAGGTGCTGGAAATGGTATTGCTTTCAGTGCTGACGGAACCTATTTTGCAGTCGTCTCTAGTGGTACTCCTTATGTAATAATTTATAAATTAACTGGAGGGAATTACTCAAAGATTTCTGACCCCGCTTCCTTACCAAGTAGTTCTGGCAGAGGAGTAACATGGAGTAGCGATGGAGTATACCTAGCAGTATCTCTTATTTCAGCACCATACGTTGCAATATACAAACGCAGTGGAGATGTATTTACCAAATTAAGCGATCCTGATGTGCTTCCAACGGGGAATGGTAACGGAATAGCATTTAGTCCAGATGGTTTACACCTGGCTATAGCGCATTCTTCTTCTCCTTTCTTGTCTATTTACAAACGTACAGGAGACGTATTCAATAAACTAGCGAACCCTGCAACAACCCCAGCAAATCAAGGTAACGGAGTGTCTTACAGCTCTGACGGAGTGCATTTAGCTGTGGCCAATTCGAGTTCGCCAGAAATAACAATTTACAAACGAAGTGGAGATACCTATACCAAATTATCTAATCCATCCATGTTGCCTACAGGAACAGGTCAAGCGGTGGCTTTTAGCCCTGATGGTCAGCAACTTGCAATTTCGCATATTTCATCACCGTTCATGACTGTGTATTCAAGAAATGGTGACGTCTTTACAAAAATACCTAACCCTCAAATTTTACCGCCTGGAACTGGGGCATATGGGATCTCCTATAATGCAACTAGCGAATATATATTTGTTGGAACGAATGCTACATCTTTTTTAGCTTTATACAGACGTAATGGGGAATCATTAACGAAGATGAACGATCCAGACGTGATCCCGACAGGAAGAGGGACAGGTACTTCTTTTAGTCCTAATAACGTCGATTTAGCCATCTCTTACAATACTGCTCCCTATATCACTTTGTATAAAATGTCTCAACAGGCTTATAAGAGCAACGGTAATATGTCCGATATAGAAGGAGCGATTGGCGCAGGATACGCACTGGAATCTGGATCGACAAACGAAACTAAAAAAATAGCTTTAATATGGAGGGATACACCATGAAATTTTACTTTCAACTCGACGGAGATATCATCCGTGACGCTATAACATACCCACACGAAGGATACACCGAAGTCGAATTGGACATGACCCACCTGCCTGCTGGCATAAACGCAGGCTATTATCGCTGGAATGGGACAGCCTTCGAGATCGATGAATCATTAAAGCCAAAAGATCCTACCGATGTGACACAAGCTATCGAGGATTTGCAGAGGAACCAACAACTCATGCAACAAGCCATTGACGATCTTGTCATGGGAGGTGCGCTATAATGGGAGCGTATATGGGGCAACGGATCATTGACAAGGCGTATACTTACGACTATGTGTTATCCCGCCGTCCAGACCTGAAACCCGGCATTGATGCTTACCTGACTGCTGAGGGATATGGGAACTTGATTACAGGCGGTGAGTAATATGATCGCATCAGATTTACTCGCAGACATCAATCTGCGTTACCGGAACACTTTTACAGAAGCACAAAAGCTGGTTTGGATGAACGATGAGCAAAACGATATCTTCCAGTCGTTTAAGATCGAACGCGACCCGGTACCTGTCCCATTGGTAACTGGGTCCAAGTTGTACCTGCGTCCACCAGAGATCAAGTACATCGAACAAGTGAGAGCAGCGACCATGCAACTCAACTCATCAGGCAATGATCCAGCATTTGTGGACTTGCCTTTTCGGCGTAATATGAATGATGTGGGTGCGAACTTCGCGCCGTTCTATACCTTCTTGGGACCGGACAAAATGTACATCAATCTACCCAATACAGACATGACGGATTGCATCGCCTACTTCTTTATCGACGGTTACGCCGATCCAATTGTTGATGGAAACACGGTGCTATCGCTGCCAGATAAGTACATGGAGATCATGAAGTACGGTGTGCTGCGGCGAATTGCGGAGGCGAGGAAAGACATTGTCATGGTCAACAACTACACAGGATCGCGTGATGAGATCATCGACAACATGCTTTGGTCAGAGGTGACGAACGAACCGGAGTGGGTTGTGCCGACATCAACACAGAAATTCCGAAGTCATAGCAACGGATACATTATCAACGGGTGGTGACAAGATGGCAAACTGGAGACAATACCCGCGTGGCATCGACACCCGTGGAGACAACCGTGCGGAGGTTAAACTGGCTAACGGTATATTCACGGGCCAGAACAGCTTTGACATTAAAGATGAATTCTCGGTCAACGAGTATGGTTGGGATACAGACGAGTTCTTCCCAGCTAAGTCTACGGCTAAGGCTCCCGTTACATACGGAGCGGCCGGCAGCGGACGAACAAACCTGCTGACAGGATACGGTAACACACAGTTGGTTCGGGCAGTGGGTACAGCATTGCAATACAACAGCTCTGGAACATGGCAAAATATCAGCGGCACATTTGCAAACACCGATTGGGGAGCGGCCAACTTTGATATCAACGGGCCTGTTCTGATCATGACGAATGGAACTGACACAGTCCGGTACTGGAACGGTTCAACACTCAGCACATTGTCAGCCGCACCTAAAGGAAAAGTAATCGCGGCCGACAACTTGCGGGTATTCATCTCCAACGTGCCTACAGATGAGTCGCAAGACCAGATCCATTATTGTAAGTTTCAAGACGCAACAGACTGGACAGCTGCAGAGAACAGTGGAATCGTGCAATATTATACTGCCAACGGCGGTGCAGTTACTGCGATGACCACGTTTGGTGGTGCTATATGGGTATTCAAAAAGGACGCCTTCGCCCTCATTTATCACACTGGGGATGCACGGGCGTTTTATCGTTTAGTCCCATCCAGTGACAATATAGGGTGCGTTAACCCGAAAACACTGGTGGATATGGGCTCTTTTCTGGCTTGGCTTGGACAGGATGATGTATATATCGGAGCGGCTGGCTCTGCTAATCGGATTGGTGAACCAGTGCGCACGTTCATCAGTCGGATTAATCAGGCTCAGCTTGCGAAATGCAGTGCTTTTACAGACGGGCTCCGGTATTACCTCAACTTGGTCATAGATAGCGCCACAGAGCCTAATATTCGATTGGTGTACGACACTCGGTTTAAGATATGGCAAGTGGCAAGTTTGAACGAACAATATGTATTTGGTACTCGCTTCAACACTGGTGTCTATGCTGGGAATGCAACAGGTACCACATACAGGTTGAACGCTGCAACAACAACCAGTGCATGGATGGTGGAGACGAAGGACTTCGACAAAGCTGAGGCGGAGAAAGAGTACAACGAGATCCACGCTCAGATGTACGCACCGACTGGCACCACGCTCAAGGTCGAGGTATCTACGGACCAAGGAAACACCTGGATACAGATCGGTGACCCGATTGTGGGTTCATCATCAGCACAGAACCAGAACATGATTGTACCTCTGGACATTGTGCCACTTTGCAACTGGATTCGTTTCCGCTTTTCGGGTACTGGACCGTTTCGGTTGTACGGATTCGAACGATACTTCAAAATCATGCCTGTGATGCATTAGGGAGGATATATATGAATGAGGAACAGAAACAACAAATGGTGAAACAACGCTTGCAACAGTATGAACAGCAAATATTTAGCTTAGAGATGGACAAGGTTGCCCTGGTAGCAGTCGAAGACACTGAGGGAGTAAAGAACATCGACATTCGAATTGAAGCCGTGAGAAAGGCACATAGCGCAGTAGCAGGGATGGTGTAACATGCCAATCCCTGATCTGAGTGGTGTCCCTCCGTGGGCTTCGTTTGATGATCATCAAAGTAAATTGAATGACATCGTTGCCAAGTACAACAACCTACTGGTTAACCTGGATTCACTCAATGTAGTTAGTCTAACGGCTGATCATATTGATGCCGGAACCATTGATGCCAACGTGGTAACCATCCGTTCTGATCTTAACGCTGGTGCTTTTGTAGAAATAAACGGTAATGGGATGCGGATAAACAACGGATCAAGAGATACATTCACCGCCGACATCAACGGTATGGTTACCATGACCGGGGCGACCATTCGCAACAACCTGGGCACAGGGTTCATCCAACTCAGTGACCAAGGTATGGCGATCAACAACGGATCGTACAATACGTTTACAGCGAACACTGCCGGATACGTAACGATGACGGGAGCATTGATTCAGAGCCAGACTGGGTATCCATACGTGATAATGGACCCGGGCAGTACATTGTTTGGTGCATACTCGGCTGCTAATAACTACTTGACTGTTCAGGCCTTGGGAGGGACTTCACAATCTCCGCAGGTATTAATAGCAGCGCCTAATGCGAATATGCAAATGTTTGTCTCGGGATTATCTGCATTCTTAGGAACAACAGGAGCGAATTTAAATTTAACTTCAAACCTAGATGTCATTATTCAGGGTAGAAATATTAAACTTACTCCTGACAACGGTAATTACGATGTTATTGTTCCTTTTGATCAATTCAAGGATGACGCTTCAGGAAGGACGCTGTATCAAGAATTACTTGGAAAAGCTACAAGCGGGAGTCAGACGGGACTTGGAGGGGCTGCAAATGGCGGTATCGCACCGGGAACTGTTTTACAGAAAGCAGACGGAGGAACAGTTACCTGGGTGGGTATATCCGCTCATACACATACCCAAAACTAGCAGGATATGCTATGATTGTGGCAAAATCTGACACAGGGGTGTGTGCAATGAAAAAACAGGTTAAAAATATCGGTTTGGTGCTCAGTGGCGTAGTGCTCGGGGTGACAATTTCGTTCTCAGGAGAGATCAGCGCAGCTACATCAAAGTTACTTGGTGGTAAAGTAGGCAAGGTCATGACAGTGACGTTAGATAATAAAAGCATCGGTGAAGCGCCAGTGATCGGAGGTACAAGTTATGTACCTGTCCGGACGGCTGCTAATTCACTGGGTCTGGAGGTTAAGGTGGACGGTAACGAAATTGAGTTAACAACTCCAGAAGAAAAATCTGATTCTGAGGTTACTTCTCCGGTGGCGGAGGAACCCACGGCTGTAGATGATGCGAAAATTAAAGAATTAGAAATAAAAATTGATAGAGTAAAAAGAAAGATAGCATCAAGCAAAACAGCGCTCGGTAACAGAGGTGTTGAATTGGAGGCAGCAAAAGATGTTGTGTCTGCTGGTTCAACAGGATTCGTAAGTGTCGTAGAAAGCTTGCAAAAAAGCTACGATGAGTCGGTAAAATACATTGCTGATCAGGAAAAAGAACTCGCTGATCTCGAAGCTCAATTGGCTGCGTTAGTGAAATAATATGAAAAGAATGATTGTAGTATTTTTGTTATCTGTTGCCTTACTTGTTATATTCGGATTATTAATATATCCAACTCCATATAAATACACGGAGTATATACTAGACAACGGTATTAAATTCCCTGTAAAGATCAACAGATTTACTGGAGAAACTTTAATTTATTCCGGAATGACCGGAGAATGGCTTCAAAAGTTACAAAAACAAACAAAAGGGACTCCATTCGGGGTCCTTTTTCTATTGCAAAGGAGGGAGTCCCATGGCATCACCATCTGGATACGGCAGCAACGTCCGACAAAGCTTGGTCAGCAACGGCGTGAGCAACAACGACATCGGATATAACAAAACAAACGGGTATGTCACAGTGAAGGGTCAGGACTTTTTGAAGCCATCTAAGGTCCTTGACGGTGTATCGTATGATACGCTGAGCAACTTCAACAATGCGTGGAACTCATATAACAAGTCGCAGACTCAGCCATCTACATCGGGTTACAGCACTACAGGAACCACGAGTACACCGAGTTATGTACCGCAGGGCATGACAAGCACTCGTGATGCACTTAACTCTTACGGAATCGACAACAGCCGCATCGGTTACAACAACGGCGCTACCACGGTGGATGGTCGATACTTTGGCACACCGTCAGTCAACTTGGGCGGCACCACATATTACGATCAGACAGGCTTCAACAATGCTTTGGGTAACTACCAAATCGGTGATATGAAGCAACAGATACTGGGCAACACACAGCTACCTGAGAATGCGTACACCGCTCAAATTGATGCCTTGATGAAGCAATTGAATCAGAGTGCTAACACTCAAAATGTTGATGCGTATGGGACTCCTGAATATGCGGCGTACCAAGCGCAGGCAGACCGCAGGGCGCAGGCTGGCACAAGAGCTGCGCAAGAAGCGCTTGGATCAGCAGGGTTCGGACGTTCTACCGCGCTGGGTGAGAGGGCGCAGGGCATTCAGAACGAACAGACTGAGTACTTGGATACGCAGGTTATCCCGATGATTCTGCAAAACGAGCGTGCCAAGCAACAGCAGGTATACGACAACCTTGCTAATTTGCTGAATCCACTTATGCAACAACAAGGATACACGGACCAACGTAGTCAACAGAACCTGCAGAACCAGTACAATGCACTGGGTATGCTCACATCTGAGCAACAACGAGGACTTGATAACAATAGAGCAGACGCATCCTTGACGGGAACATACTTAACACCAGAACAACAAAGTATGGTTAACTCCCTACTGAGTTTGAAACAGCAAGCTGAGACGAAGGGTATCACCAAAGATCAGCGCAACATATTGAGCAAGCAAGCTGACCAAATCAGATCACGCATGCAGGCGTCAGGAATTGATCCAACGCAATACGGGGCAAACGTTAACTTCAACACGGCATCTCAGAACACGCCGGGGCGTACTCTCCAAGGACAGCAGCTGGATATGCAGAAGCAGGATCAGCAGTTTAATCAAGGCATGCAGACTAGACAGCAAGACTTTACGGAGAAACAAACAGGCATCGACAATGACTTCCGTTCTGAGCAATTTGCATACGCCAAAGCTCGTGATGCAGTGGCAGATAGCCAATGGAGCCAGCAATTCAACCAAAACGCAACGCAATTCGGACTCAATTACGCACTTCAACAGTTGCAACAGCAGGACGATCAAGCGTACCGGAATGCGATGCTCAGCATTAACCAGGATGAAAACTCTCGTGCATGGCTTGGTCTTGGGAATACACCAGCAGCAGAGTACAACGGTATGAACGCTAATCAAGTGCTGAGTGCATTGCAGTCACAATACATCGACCCAACCACTGAGAAGTACGCTCCGCCTAAAGACGCAGCAACCCGAGAACAGATCTATCAGCAAGTCGCTGGATATGGTCTGCCTCAAGGTCAGGATGATCAGGTCATGCTCTCCATGGGACTGACCACGAAAGAGATTCAGGAATTCGACAAGAAGTATATTCAACCATCAACCGGAACAGGAGCAGCTTCAGCGGGAAAGTAGCCAGCCCCACATCCATTGGGACTGGTGGGGCCCTTTCCTACAATAATTATTACAAAGCAGTGAAGGACGCAAAGGCCAACCCGAATAACTACGCTACAGCAAGTGCTGCGGTTAGTAACGCCATTAAAACATTGGGATACCCAGATAGCTGGTTACAGCCCGCCCTTGAGTTGGTAGCTAGGGAATCCAGTTTTAACTCGAATGCGAAGAATCCTAAATCTACCGCAGCCGGGTTATTTCAGTTTCTGGACAGTACCAGAAAGAATTATGGCGGTAGCTCAGTAAACTGGAGTGATCCAAATCAGCAAGCGTTACAGGGGTTGAAATATGTAAAAGATCGCTACGGCGACCCGGTTAAAGCACTGCAATTCTGGGACAAAAACAAATGGTATTAAGGAGGTAGGCGCATGGCGACGAGGCTTGAACAGTTTTCTGAGGATCAACGCAAGAAGGCAATGCAAATACGTGAATCAGCAATGAACGGAACGCTTAACTTACAACAGCCAAGCGCTCCAATTAACCCGCGAACACAGGCGGTTCAGAATTATTTCGCCAGTCAGAAGTCCATGAACGATCTGAAATCAGCCTTGCCGCCTGCGCTTACTCAACCCGGTTCAGACATTTACATGAATTCGACGCTGGGTAGATCACTTGCAGGTAATCCGCAGGCAATTAATACGTACCAGCAAGCAACGGGCGTAAATCCATCGCCTATCCCACCACAACCGAGTCAGTATGAGATTAATAAACAAAAGATAGCTGATAGCGCGGCTAAAAGTTCCTTTGCGAATTTCGTATCTCCATTCTCCAATCTGATGAATGATATCACCTACGGTAACCCTGTGGGTGGTTTCGTCACTCGGGCAGTCGGTACAGGCGGTGGTATGTTGCTCGGTACGCCTTCGATGGCGCCGGGGTCAACTGGCAACGCTACAGCGGACAGAGTGGCAGACATTACTGGTATTGCTGGTGGTATCCTTAGCGCTGGATTTAACCCCGCTGGCGGCGGCAACCTGATCACGGCACCTTGGAAAGCGGCCAACGGATTGATGGCTACCAGAGCAGGAAACAGCCTGACAAACTTGGTCGGTGGTGGTATCGGCAAGGTGTTGCCTCGCATTAGTCCGAATACAGCTAACCGAGTGGCAGAAACGGCCCTGCGCGGAGCTGCTACAGGCGCTATAAGCAACACAAGCATGGGTCTGATCCAAGGCCAGCACAGCAATAGCGATGTGCTGAGAAACGCCGCTCTAGGCGCTGGATTGGGTGCTGGCGGTGACTTGCTTATTGCAGGAGCTGGCGCAGGTATCCGGTCATTACTCTCGAAATCCAAAGGAGCACGACTCCCAGAAACAACGGGGCAACCGCTAAGCGAATCAGCTCCTCCAACACAGCGGTTAGATATCAACGAACCGCCAGTGAGTGTTGCTCAGAGAACGCCTGATACGTTACCAGCTCAGATGGATGTACCCACTCCAGCAGCACGACAAGCATCCGTTGTGCCTGACACAGTGACACCACAGCAACAAACGATCAAACAAGTGGATACAGCAACGAATATTAGCCCAACAGTTAACCCAAGAACAGAAGCGGTACGCAAGTTCCAAGCAACTCAGCAGGCGCCGGCAGCACCGGACGACTTCCTTAAATCCCGTCCCGGCCGCGAAACTTCTGCTCCAATCTCACCGGAACCAACGCCAACATTAAATCGTGTAGAGCAGGAAGCGGCGCAAGTGGTGGACACTGTACAGAAATCCCGTGTACGCGACCGTGTTTATGACCTGCTGGATTCAGCTGAACAGGCAGCCCGTGAACGTATCGCCAAGCGCAGGGGCAACATCAACTCCAACCCGTTGCCTGAATGGGGAGACTACGCCATTATCGGCGCGGCTAAGATGGGTAAAGGCACCATCAAGTTCAGCGACTGGACAGAGGAAATGGTCAAGGATCTGGGCGAACAGTTCCGTCCGAGTGCCGAGAAGGTATATCAGCAAGCCAAAGAAGAATTGCGGAGACAAGAAAGACTTGCTACCAAAGAGGGTCAGGCTGCTAAGGCGTTTAACGAGAGTGGCGCAGGTAATGCAGAGACATTCAGCGGTAAAGTAAGCAGAGGTAGCCGCAAGAAAAAGACCACATCGTTTGAAAAGAAATGGGAACGGGTGCGTACTCAGTTCGTTGATGAGACAGCACCACTCGAAGGACTTGAGAAGCGCGTAACAGGCAAGGTGGATAGCGCAGAGAACAGTCTCTATAAGATGGCAAGGCTGTTCAAGGGAACGCCTGAGAAGGCTAACCAAGTGGTCAAAGACAAGCTGGCACCGCTCATTAATCAGGTGGAGAAAGCGGGATACTCTGCAGACGAACTGGGTGACTATGCAGTTGCTGTGCATGCCAGAGATATCAACGCTGCCGGCATGAAGTCAGGCTTCACCAATGCAGAGATTGCAGCGGTAATCCGGAAGTACGAAAACACCGAACTGGAAGCAGCACGGCAAGGACTGGTGCAACTGAACAAGGACATGATGAAGGAACTGGTAGATAGCGGCGTTGTAAGCCAGCAGCTTGCCGATGTGCTTGCAGACCGATGGAAGAATTACATCCCAATGTTCCGGGTTTTCGATGAAACCGCTGAGGGATTTGGCGGCAGTGTCTCCCAGGCATTGGCGAATGTGGCGAGTCCGATTAAAACGTTGAAAGGCTCCGAACGTAACGTGGATGATCCACTGATTAACATGGTGAAGAACATCTTCCAGAGCATCAATGCGGCAGAGCGGAATAAGGTAGCGTCACAACTGAAGCGCCTGTCTGATATCGACACAGAGGCTAACTTCATCCGTCAACTGGACCCGGACGAGAAGGTCGGAAGTAAGAACGTGGTGAATGTACGAGTTAATGGCGAGAACGTCAAGTATGAGGTGGAGCCTGAGGTATACCGCGCCATGTTAAATCTGGACAAAGAGTCATCCAATATGCTGATGAACATCCTATCCAAGCCTGCATCCCTGCTCCGTGCTGGGGCTACACTTACACCAGAGTTCTCATTGCGGAACCCAATGCGTGACGTATTGCAAGCGTATGTAACCAGTAACAGCGGGTTTAATCCGATTACAGACTTTACAGCAGGGTTGATTCAGTCCATCAAAAAAGGTCCGCTGTACAAAGAATGGATCAATGAACTGGGTTCATACGGCAACGTCCTATCAATGGACCGTGAGGTGCACAAAAAGGCTCTGCAAAGCGTATTGAAAGAGAAGCCGGGTAAGAAATTTGTAAATGTGCTCACAGGCAAAGCCTTCATTAATGTGTTGAGAGCGATCACGGATACCACAGAGTCTGCTACCAAAGTAGGTGAGTATCGTGCGGCACTACGCAAAGGCGTGAGTAAGCAAGAGGCGGCGTATCGATCCCGTGACCTTATGGACTTTGCTCGTTCTGGTTCAAGCGTACGGCAGGCAAACAAAATCATCGCGTTCTTGAATGCTAACATTCAGGGTAAGTCGAAACTGTATCGTTCAATTAAAGAGAATTGGGCGGGTACCACGGCACGGATGTTTGCTGCTACAACGCTACCGACAGTGGCAATTATTGCTGCTAACCGTCAATTTGCGAATGAAACGCAGAAACAAACGATATCCGATGCCCCTGACTGGATGCGTGACACGTTCTGGCTAATGGCTATTCCAGGTACAGACATGGTGGCCCGGATACCAAAGCCGTTTGATATCGCGCCAATCTTCGCCAATCTGCCAGAGCGTGCTGCACAATTCGTACTGGATAAAGATCCGGACGCCTTTGATGGATTCGTTCGTCGTACATTCAGTGATGCAGCACTGCCGGTTCAGATCACTGGATTGTGGCCGTTTATCGAAGGCATGTCTAATTACTCATTCTTCCGCGAGGGAGCAATTATTCCACAGCGTGAACAGGGTTTGAAGTATAAAGATCAGTATGACCCCACACGGACCACAGAAGTGGCGAAGCTACTGGCTGGAATCATGTCCAAGGCAACCGGAGAGAAAGGTATGTTGAAGAATTTTTCATCTCCGCGAATTATGGATAATACCATTCAGGGACTGACAGCTGGGCTCGGAACATACGCCACATCAGCAATCGATACAATCCTAAAAGGTGTGGGTGCCGTTGATCGGCCAGCAAGCCCAGAGAAGAGACTGGAGCAGAAGCCGTTTGCAAAAGCATTTTTGGTTGATCCGTTGCAATCTACCAAAGGAACTGATCAGTTATACACGCGCAAAAAGGAACTATCTGATGAAAAAGCTTCCGCAAAACTCAACGGGACCACCTTTGATAAGGCGCTTGAGCTTAAACAATTGGAGAATGCAGCAGACATGATGAGCAAGATTAATAAGCAGATCCGCACCATAGAGGGCGATGTAAACCTGACTGCTAAACAGAAGCGCGATCAGATCGAACCGTTGCTTGCGAGACGTAATGAAATATCCCGAAATGCCATGCAAAAGTAAGCTAAAACCGTGTTATATGTGGTATAATTAACTTGTATCGCATAACCGCATACACCCTAAAAAGGACTCTGGGAAATCATCCCGGGTCCTTTTACTATTTGAGGTGACAATATGATAGAAATGGACGAAGACGAGTACCAGGAGTCGGTCGTATCTGACGACACCCTGCACCTTGTATCTATATTCTGTGGTCCCGAAGTAAGGGACAAGTTACTCTATCGGAGAGTGGACGATGTACGACTTCATAGTGGATTTGATTCACACATTATTCAAGAACGGCCTGACCCTAAGCTCATTGGGTGCGGTCGTTTTTTTGATCCTAAAACAGCGAAAAATGAAGGCTCAGCTACGGAAATTCCTGCCCTGGATGTTCCAGGATGACAACGAAATCAAGGCATACATGGCGAATCAGATCGTCATCATGAAGAACCAAGAAATCATTATGAAGGGACTGGGATTGGAACCATGTGTGATCACTTTGAACGAAAAACCGCAGGAAAGAGTGAGACATTCAAACGGTTTTTACTTATCATCCTGGGCGACGAGTATCTATGCCCAGCTTGCAAACAAATACACTATACGGAGGTACTCAAAGATGGCAAAAAAAATCAAAGTTAAGGGCGATGCAGGTCATGGCGCTTCAGATCCGGGAGCCATTGGACCAACAGGCAAGAAGGAAAAGGACTTCAACCTGACTATGGCGCTTAAACTGGAAGAGTTGTTTAAGAATCATCCAAGTATTGACTTCAGTCTAACCAGACGCACAGACGTTTTTCTTGAGTTGAAACAACGCGTAAAGATTGCTAATAGTCAACCTGCAGATCTGTTCATCTCTATTCATGCCAATGCCGCTTCATCTTCCGCCAATGGTACAGAGACATTTTATAACCGCACCACAAGCGCACCGCTTGCTGGAGTGATCCAGCGGCACATGCAGGCTGCCACAGGGTTCAAAGATCGCGGCGCACGTTACGGGAACTTTGCAGTAATCCGTGACACTAAGATGGACGCAGTGCTGCTGGAAGTTGGGTTCATTAGCAATCCGGAGGAAGAAAAGAAACTGTTTCAAGATGACTTCCAGAACCGTGTAGCCTTGGCGATTGCTCAAGGGATCTGCGAATACTTAGGCGTTCCCTTCGACATTCAAACGCCAACATTACCCGGACAGGAACCGGTGAAAGCCACACCGTACCCGGAAATGAGTGTTACTGTCCATACGGCTGCCGGTTCGACGTATACCGGATACAATGTTAAAGACACAACTTGGGTACCATCCAGACCGATCGGTGAGCTGATTGGTGGTCGTATTGGCTACACCAAAGGCAAAGTAACGATCAACGGTGAAGCAGTAGAAACAATGAATATTAATGGCGTGGGATACGTAACGGCCCGGGATCTGACCAAGCTGCTGGGCGCACGGATTTTCTGGGATAAGGCTACACCGAGCAAAGTAGAAATCTACCCTAAAAATTAAGGAGCGATCAGACATGATGAAAGATATTATGGAGCAAGCACAACCGTATATTATTAGTATTGTGACGGCACTCATTGGTATTTTAGCTACTATTATAACTGGATCTATCAAGAAGGCTCAGGGTAAGGCTGAAGCGTACTACAATGCACACACGAACGAAAAGGACCGCGAGTTGCTGCACAAGATTGGTATGGAAGCTTTTTCGTGGGCACAAACAGTTTACCGCGAGTATGAAGGTGACCGTAAGCTGCAAGAGGCATATTCGTACGCTAGTGAAAAGCTAGCTAATCTTGGCGTGGAAATGTCCGGTGACGAGATCCGGGCAGCTATCGAAAAAGCAGTAGTAGATTACAACGCGAAGAAAGCTGGTGGGAAGATTGCCAGCTAAGAGGAGAGGCCCTGCTATTGCGGCAGGGTCTTTTTGCTTTATAATGGGATAAAACGAACGGAGGTTCCCTATGCCACTACCTATATCGCCTTTCCCGCTCAAGATCGCAGCTGAGATCGCTGCTTACTATCGAGACCGCGGATATTGGGCATCTTGTACGCCGGAGGACATCATGCGACTGGCAGACTCATATGATGAGTTGCATGTCTGGGAACAGAACGTCTGGGCGTACTATAAGAAGGAGGATCGTTACTTCAGCTTAGATGAGGTAACAAATCCGCAAGATGGACAATTTGCCGTCATCGTCATGGGGCAGAAACGGATTATACGCTACAAGTATCAAAATGGAGAATGGGTGTATATGCAGGACGAATTGACGAGTTGA